TTTCCCATACAAAGTATTGGATGTCGAAGGCGCTGAAGCTGATGATATTATCGGTGTATTAGCACCAATAGCAGTTAAGAATGAAAATGTTCTGATTATTTCGAGTGATGGTGACTTTCTACAATTGCAAATGTACAACAATGAATTTAATAATCCACACTCAATTAAACAATACAATCCTGCATTGAAGAAATTTCTTGTTTCTGCCAAACCATTGGATGAATTAAAAGAGAAGATTATCAAAGGTGATAAAGGTGATGGTATCCCTAATGTATTATCACCGTCGGATTGTTTTGTCCGTGACCTAAGACAAACACCTGTCACTAAAGGTAAACTGGACAAAATGATGGCCGAAGAATATTTGGACTGGACTGATGATGTAGCCAAAACTGGTTTCTCCCGTAATCAAGTATTGATTGACTTGAGAAATATCCCTGATGATATTAAGACCAAAATCCTAAATAGTTATGAAGAAACTGTGCCTGCTTCTAAAGGTAAAATATTAGATTATTTTATTGCTAATAAACTGAAAAATTTAATGGACGTAATTGAGGAATTTTAATGAAAACTATACACGAAGTATTTGATGAATTTGAAGAAGCTAAAAATAAAAAAGAACGAATGGCGGTTATAGAGAAAAATCTATCACCAACACTCGTAAAGGTTTTAGAACTAGCTTTTAATCCTAACTACAAATGGAAAATTACAGAGTTGCCAGATTCTTATAAAATTCCAAATGACGTTTTACCTGGAATTACGTTTGATGGATTACCTTCTCAATTAAGACGCATGTATATATTTCAAGAAGGTAATACAACGGCAGAATCATTAACACCTAAAAGACGAGAAGAATTACTTTTGCAAATGTTGGAATCTATTGAACCAAGAGAAGCAGAAATTATCATCGGTATTTTATCTAAGGACTTAGGTGTTAAAGGCCTAGATTATAAATTTGTTAAAGAAGCATTTCCACAATTATTACCCTAAGGAGAGAAAGTGTCGAAGTTTGTAGCTAAGTTCCGTAAGAATGACTATAATGATGATTATAGTTTTGGAACAAAAAAGAAACGCAGTAAATCAAATAAAGTGGTTAGAAAATCCAATACTCAATATGAGGATTATTCGGATTTTTACAATATGGGACAAGGTAAACGCAAAGAAAAAAGAATGTCGTAAAAAAACAACATTCTGTTTGACAATCCTCAATCGGTAGTATATAATAGAGACTGTTTGGAGGAAATTTATTATGATTTATGTAAGAATCCCAAAATCTAAGCCTAAGCTAAAACCTAAAGCTGAGCGTGAACAATACGCCGAATGGTTGAAAAGCCATGAGCCAAAAAAACCTGTGGTCTTTCCTAAAAAAGAACCTTTGCAATATAAATTGACCACGCCAGCTGGCCGTGAAACTAGGCACATTCCTTCATTAAATACTGGAGCTGGCGTTGCAACAAAGTCACCAGCTAAGGTTTATACTGGCGATAAAATGTTAGGAATTGCAACCTTACACAAATCCAATGCTGTTCCTGTATTCAACAATCAGGATGCGGTAGATATTTCAAAAATGAGGCGTTAAAATGAACAAGAAAATGAGTTTTGTAGTAAAATTACAAAAACCGGTGTGTCGTACACCAATCAAACCTGTGCAAAAGCACAAAACTGTCGCAAATTTTAGTCGAAAAGCTAAGCATAAAGCAAATTTGACGCAATTTTTTAATGAGGATCGCTCAAATGTCGCAAATTTCTAATTTAGATGAAGAAAAAACCAAGGATTTAGACTTTTCCGAGGTAGAATTGGCAGTCCGAAGATGGGCTGCTCAAACCGGACATGATAATGACCAAGAATTTTATAAAAATTTAAAGGAACAACATGAGTAAGAGCAAAATGTACTCTTATGAAGAAATTTTTGAAAAAATTCCTGAGGATCCTGATAATATCTTGTTAAAATTTCCTATAGAAATCCTAGAAGAAGCTGGTTGGGATGTAGGTACAATCCTAAACATTACCGTTGAAGATACAGGATCCGGTAACGTATTGATTATAACACCTGTTGCTCCATAGTAACATTGTTATTGTTAGAATGTAAAAAGTATGTTATAATAGATACTATCAACACAAGGAGATTTTATGGTTGCTAGTGAGTCTTTATCAGTATCAAAATCGTTGTTAGCCAAATTGATGGCCACAGAAAATTTAATCGTTGAAGAAAAAAATGTTCAAACGGCTTCATTTGATGTTAAAAAACGTATTTTGACAATCCCAATTTTAAACAAAGAATTGTCACCTCAACTTTATGACCTATTTACAGGACATGAAGTTGGCCATGCTCTCTGGACTCCAGAAGAAGGCATTAAAAAAGGCATTGATTTAAAAATTCCTGCTCAAGTGCTTAATTTGGTTGAAGATTCACGCATCGAGCGTAAGATTAAAAACAAATATCCAGGTCTCCGTAAATCATTCATTCAAGGTTACAATGAATTGATGGAACGTAATTTCTTTGGCATCAAAGATACTGAATACAATCAATTAAATTTGATGGATCGTATCAACATGCATTGCAAAGGCGGCGCTGGCCTTAACATTTCTTTTAATGAAGAAGAATCTTCCATAGTTAAAAAAATTGAAAATACAGAAACCTATGATGATGTTATCCGAGTTTCATTAGAGCTTTACGAATATTGTAAACAGCAAAATGAAAAAAGGAAAGCACAAAAAGATTCCGATCCGGATCAAGATGATGACTTTGAATATGATTTTGATGACAATGATGATCCAGAAGGCGAGGAGTTGGAAGCTTCTGATGTAAAAGATCCAAATCAAGAAGATGGTGACCATGATGGTGATGAAGGTGATGAAGGTGAATCAAATTCTAAAATTGAAAGACCTACAAGTGGTCCTGAAGCTGATGACTTCCGTTCATTTACTGATGAAGCGTATCGCCAAAATGAAAAGAAGTTATTCAGTAACAGTAGTACAAATTATGTGTATTGTAACATTCCAAAAGTTGATACAAAAGAAGCTATCATGGGTTACAAAGAATTGTACAAGAAATACAAACAAGAATGTATTGATAACCGTTATGATGGAGTTAAAAGTTTCCATGATCCAAAATTTGATGAATACCAAAAGCTAAAACACGATACAAATAAAATTGTATCCTATTTGGTCAAAGAGTTTGAAATGCGTAAGAATGCTGACCAACTCAAACGTGCTTCTGTTGCCAAAACAGGAGAACTTAACATGAGTAAAATCTATTCTTATGGATTTAGTGAGGACATCTTCAAGAAAATCTCCGTAGTTCCTGGTGGTAAATCCCACGGCTTGGTCATGTTCATTGATTGGTCTGGTTCAATGAACAATCACCTATACAATACAGTTAAACAATTATTGTCATTGGTGATGTTTTGTAAGAAAGTAAATATTCCTTATGATGTGTATGCTTTCTCAAATAATGATTATAATTCACTCTATCAAATTGAACGAAAAGTTGGTGATTTAAGATTACACAATTTCAAACTGTTTAATTTGTTGTCTAGTAAAATGTCAGCTGCTGAATTTACATATGCTGCCGCTGTTATAACTACAATTGCAAGTGATGAAAGATATGCTCCTACTTGGTTACGTCTTTCTGGTACTCCTTTGAATGAAGCTGTTGTTGCTTCTATGGAAATTGTTCCACAGTTTCAAAAAGACCACAAACTACAAATCGTCAATACAGTATTTTTGACTGATGGTGATGGTCACCAATTGAGAGAAGTGATTACTGAAGATAATAATGGTGGCCACTATATTTCTGGTTATGATGTTATGGTTCTCCGTGATGAGAAAACAAAACAACAAGAAATTGTTGAAAATCAAGGTTTTAGTGGTGCAGAACAAACCAAAGCTCTTGTTAAATTGTTAAAAGAGAGAACCGGTTCTAATGTGATCGGATTCTATGTCCTGTTTCCTAGAGAGTTTGGATCAACATACAAATTCTTTCCAAAAGGTGCCGACATGTATTCACTCAAAGACACATTCAAGAAAGAAAAGTTTGTTGTTGTAAAGAACTCGGGTTTCTCCGAATACTACCTTATCAAATCTGAAACCAAAGATGAAGATGAAGAAACAGGATTTACTGTTAGAGAAAATGCAACAACTAAAGGCCTTGTAAGTGCTTTCACTAAGTATACAAATGGTCGTGTTACGAACCGTGTATTATTAAATAGATTTATTGGACTAATTGCTTAAAGGAGATATGATGGAAGTTATGGCATTGAGATATGGAAACAAATCGGTTTCCATAAAACAAAATAGTGATGTTTATTCTGTTGAGATGTTTGAGAATTCTAGGTTAATTGGAACTCTTAGAACAATCAAATTGGAAGAAGCAAGAGAAGTTGCTGAAGAATATGTATCAGACGGATCTAAACCACAATTTTTGAGTGAATGATTTATGGACTATGAGATGAAAGAAATCCTGTGTATTACTCAGGAAGAATGTGCTGAGGTATCACAGGCTATTTCAAAGATTTTTAGATTTGGTCCTGACCAAATGAAATACCAAGAGAACAGGACCAATCGTGAGCACTTAGAGGAAGAAATTGGTGACCTTCTCTGTATGATTGACATACTCATAGAGAAAACTCACCTATCAGATTCTTCTGTTAATCAAGCAAGAAAGAATAAACGAGACAAACTGAGACAATGGTCCAGTATTGCAGTTTAACAAGCACCGAATTGGCGTCTACGATTAAACATCGTAATAAGTTGTTCAACTTCTTGTGGTGATTTTGGATTTTTTGCATTGAGATACATTTCCAATTCTGATTGATACATAGATTGTTTAGTATTAAGAATTGTAGTGAAAAAACGGCCGATAGCGGATAACATGGAAACTCCTTGTGAGATGTTGTAATAAATGGGTAGAAACTATATTAGTGTTTCTACTAATAGTATATAGGAAGCAGATAAATTGAATAACGAGGAAGCGTTGAAACTTTACGAAAAAATGTCGGAAATATATGGTGAGCACTTACCTCACCCTATACACGAGCCTATTCGTTTCGCCTATTATGTAAGGATTTTTACGAGGTATCATAAGGATGAATCCAACACAAAAGAGAATGTCTGAAATGATGGAACTGATTGACGATTCAATCATGTTAACAAACGATCCAAAAGAGATGTTGATGTTGGCTTGTGCCATGCTACAGAGGTCCACAGAAATCATGGATTCTACAATTGGTAAACATGCAAGAAAAATTATGTTTTCTGAACTGGCCGAGTGATTTTGTGTTATAATGTTATTTTGAGGAGTATATTATGCCTAATTGGTGTTCAAATGTGGTAACAATCAGCCACGAGGATAAAGAAAAGATTGATATTCTGGAAAAAGAGTTTAGAAAAGACAATGAAAATTGTAAACCTTTTACACTCCTAAGGCCAATGCCTGACGAATACAAAGAAGGTGATTCTTGGTACATGTGGAATGTCACCAATTGGGGAACTAAATGGGAACCTTCCGTTGGTGGTGATGTTACCCGTGTAGACGATAACACATTGACCGTTATCATGGACACCGCATGGAGTCCTCCGGTTACTTTGTATGAATACATGGAAACAGAATTGGATTACACCGTTGATGCCTATTACGAAGAATGTGGTATGGCTTTCTGTGGACACTATTCCGAAGGCTTTGATGACTACTATGAATATGGTGATATGTCTGCTGATGAACTAGAAGACAACCTTCCACCCGAAATCAACGAACACTTTGGTCTTGCTGACCGTAAACGAGACGAAGAAGACGAGGAAGAATGGAATGATGATGCTTTTGACTTTGATGAGGATGAATCCGATACAGAGGATGATCCATATTCAATGTATGATGATTGGGAAAGAACTGGTTGGTTCCCCAAGAAAATCAAACCAGCATACCTAGGAATGTATGAGATTAAAACCGAGTCATGGCCATTTGCTCAGTTTGGCCGTTGGGACGGTAAAAAGTGGTATGTCAGAGATGTAGATATCAATGAATATGACATAGAGGTTAAAATTGATGAGTGGAGAGGACAGACAGAAAATGATCCAAGTAGAGATTGACTTTTTCTGGACGCTCACCGAACAGATACCGTTAGACCTAGACTTTACACCCTGTGATAAATTCTCTAGACAACAGTATTTCAAATCACCGAATGCTTTGAGTTATCTGGTTTCTAATGGTGGAACTGTTGCTGCTTGGCATACTACTTCAGCACCAACCACCACCAACTTCCAAATCAAACCATCAAAGAATTATGCTGGTCATTGGGAAGTATCTGGTAAAGACTTTCGGATATTCCGAGAGAATCGTCCGTCCTGGCTTATCCGTAAGTTTAACCAATTGCTCATCGGTTGGGTTTGGGTGGACGACAAATAACTTTACATTGTGACAACCACATTTAAGGACTAATCTCCCCTAGATACTGGAGGATAGTATAAGTACTATTCATTTCCAACCCAGTACTAGGAGAGAACCATGGCAGATACAGATAACACAGTTGATACAACAACTGATACAACGGCAGCTCCAGCTGCTGACGCTACAGTAGATACTACAACAGCACCAGCTGACGATACAACTACTGATACAACCACAGAGACACCAGAAAATGATGATAACATTGAGGTTGAGGATGATGAAACCGATGAGTCCGATGATTCTGAAGACGATGAAGAATTCGATGATGAGGACGATTCCGATGACGAAGAAGATGATACTGACGAGGAAGAAGATGAAGATGAGGACTCAGATGACGATGAGGAAGATGAAGATGATTCCGAGGATGACTCTGATGAGGAAGAGGATGAACAAGCTTGACATTAAGCTTTAATTGAGATATAATAGAAGGACCTTTCGGGGTCCTTTTTTTATGCTCAAGGAATCATATGACGAATAGAGAACATCTGATACATGACATTGAATTCTACCTAATCACAGAACATGTAAAGAAAATGTCTGGTAACTATAATGAACAAAAAACGTTAACCAAAGAAGAGGTTGACACGTTGCTATCCAGAGCAGTACGATATTTGATAGAGAACAAAGGACCAGACAATGGGTAAACTGTTTCAAAGAATCATAGAGAGAATCACAAGTTCCACTACCAGAACCACCACAAAGAACATGAAGACTGGTAAGAGAACCACTACAACTACCACAAAGAAAAGAAAAACACCTAAGAGACCTAAGAAAAGATGACACCTAGACAACAAGCAATATGGGAAAAGGCTGGTAGAATGGCTCTAAGAGAAACTGAAGATATCAATGAAGGTCAATTTGATGATTTGTTTTATAGAGTCGCTCTAGACTATTATACCAATATGCTGATAGAAGATATTAAGAGAGACCAGAAAAGACAGGTGGATGAACTGAAAGAACGTAGGAGTTTATCTAAGTTGGCAAAATGGGGTCCTATTGAGAAGGCCTAGGGAAAAAATTTTACAGGATGAAAAAAGTGATAACGAAACAAATGATTGATGAAACAGAAGGTAGTAACGTTTATGTCTACCTTGATAAAAAGTCCGTTGCAGTCAAAATTGGTAAAGCAGATGATATTGAAGAACGTCTTTCTCAATTACAAACTGGTAATCCAAACACACTTGAACTCCTGTATTACATTCCGTGTGATAACAAGTACGAAGCCTTTGAGTTAGAGGCAGAACTACATGCAAAGTACCAATACCTATGGATTAGGGGTGAATGGTTTATCTATGATGAAAAAGTATTCAACCAAGTACTTGCAGAGAAACTCAATACAAAACGCAAAGAAAAAAGAAAAGCACTATCCGTTAGTACGCTGTATGGTGAGGTAGAGTATTTTGGTAACAAGAATACTCCTAGATGTTTCTTTTATCCTAACCAAATGGCACAAATATTACATGGATATGAAAAGGCTTTTAATATGAAAATGCCTTATAGAACCATGGCGTATCCAACCTATGGTAAAAGAATGATAGGAACAAACGAAACCGATAGAGTGTTTATCTCAACGAAGAAACACAATGAGAACTTGGAACTAAAAAGATTCCAAGAAGAAAAATTGAAATCCTCTGAGTCTACCCTGGAAAAATTTCTAGGA